CCCGCCGATCGCGACCCACCGGGAGGAACGCCAGCTTGATCTCAATCCCGGCCGGATCAATCCGGGACTGATCGACGAGCAGGGCCGGCCGCTGTTCCGGCCGATGATCGATACGGTCAATCCGGGTGCCGCAGACCGGCAGATCGAGAATATCCGCGAGAAGCTGCGTGTCGGGCTCTATGGCGATCTCTGGCAGACGCTGCTGGAAGGCAACGGCCGCACTGCGACGGAGGTCAATATCCGCCGCAAGGAAATGGCCGACATGATCGGACCGTTCTCGACCAATATCATGGCCGGCAACGAGGCCCTTTTCGAGCGGGAGATTGGCATTCTTGGCCGGCGCGGAGCGTTCGTTCCAGGCTCGCCCCTGGCCCCGCCGGAGAGCGTACTTCGCGGCGACATCACCCTGACCTCGACCGCGCCGATCGACCAGATGCGCGAAGCGGGACACTTCGAGGCGATCATGGGCTTTCAGGATTATCTCGGTATTGCCGCGGCAAGCGACCCGGCGATCCTGGATCTGCACGACCGCGAGGCGGAATACGACCTCACGCGGCGTTCGCTCGGCCTGCCGGCAAGACTGAAGCGCCGGCCGGAGGAAGTGGAGGCGCTGCGCGGAGAGCGTGAGGCGAAGGCGCAGCAGCAGGAGCAACTGATGGCGGGCGAAAGCATGGCGAAGATGGCAAGAGACGGCGCGCCGATGCTCAAAGCCCTGGGCGACCAGGAGGCGCTCGGCGAACTCGGCGCACTTGCGGGGCAGGGGGCCATAGGTGGTCTGGCATAGCCTGAAGCGCGTCGCCCGGCGGCGCCGGGACAGGGCGGTTGCGATTGAGCGGGCCTACCGGTCCGTTTTCTTGGGCGTCGACGGCGAAGCTGTGCTGGCGGATCTGGCGGCCGAGTGCGGGATATATCAGGCGCCGCCGGTTGCGCTCGGGCCACGCGAGAGCGGGTATCTCGACGGACGCAAGGCGCTGTATGCGCGTATCCTCTCCATGATCCGCATTCCGCCGGAAGAACACGCCGCGCTGCAGGAAGCTGCGCGGCTGGAAGTGCTGCCAGATTTTGACAAGGACGACGACTATTGATGACGGACGATGTGTACGATGAGACCGGTGGTGCCGAAAGTGTTGCGGAAACCGGCACCGGTAACGACGGCTTTCTCTCTGCATTAAGCGAGGGAAACCGGGACTTCGCGGCGGCAAACGGCTGGGAGACCGCCGACGGCATGCTGGAGAGTTACCGCAACCTGCAGGAAAGCCTTTCGGCATCCCTGCGGCTTCCCGGCGAAGACGCCAGCGCGGAGGACCGGGCGGCGTTTTATGCAGACGTCTCGAAGAGCTGGACACCGAAGGACGGCTATCGCTTCAAGCTGCCCGAGGGCCTTCCGGAGAGCTTCCCCTATGACCAGGCCTTTGCCGGCGAGGCGGGCGAGTGGTTTCGCGAAGCAGGGCTTCCGCCCGAAGCAGCGCAGCTTCTGCACGACAAGTGGGTGGGCAAGATGGCCGGGCAGTTTGCCGAGCATCAGGCGGCCGCCCAGGACGCCGCGCAGCAACAGGCAGAGGCTGCGGAAAAGGCACACAGGAAGCTGGTTCGCGAATATGGCGATCCGGACAGCGACGGTTACCGGAACGCTGTCGCCAAGGCGGACCGGGCGCTCGGCACGCTGAAAACCGCCGGGGTCGATCTGACCGGCTGGTTTGCCGAAAAGGGCGCGCTGACCAGGGCGGACGGGAACGGCCTGCAGCAGGTCATCGACCCGGTAGCGGTAAAACTGCTCGCCTTCATCCACGACAGCGCCTTTGCCGAAGACGGCATGCGCGGCTTCGGTGCCGAGGGCGGGGACGGTAATCCGTTCGAGAGCGGCAATCCAGACCTGAGACAGCAGTCGCAGCTTCTGGAGAGCAATCCCTTGCGGGCACGGCAGATGATCGTTGCGGCGGGTCGGGATCCGAGGCTGTTCGGGCTATGATCGGCCTGTTGACGGCGGGAAGGCAAGAAAAATACAAGCAGGCCTTGTGCTGGAACAAATGATGAACATATAGTGGGAACTAGGAGGCAATGGTGTTCGCGAGTATCTATATGTCAGAAACTATGGCTTCCTCGAAACGACAGCCGATCAAAGGATCGAAATCTCGTAAGCGTGGTCAATTGTGAGCAGCACTGCTGTTGTGTCTCGTAATCCGGGGCTTGCTGACGACTTGCCTCTCCTTCTCACCAATCTTCTCAGTCGCAGTGATGTGCGGGTCACAGTCTCCATTTCGGGAGAACATGGGTGAATGTTCATAAACTGGAGCATGGAATGATCGCAAAGCGTTTGTTGATTATTTTTCTCAATTTTGGTTGGCCTTATCTGGCCAATTTTGCTTTTTTCGGCGAAAAGAAAATCGGTCTGGCAGCGTCTGGTCTGGTTATTATTTTATTGTTGCTAGGTGCGAACGACATTTTCTTTGGGTCGTATTATATCGAAAATGCGTTCCTTGTTTTGCTCTCGGTTTATTTTCTGCTGTTTATTCATTCGACTTTCAGCCTGTGGGGGCGCTCACGTGAAATGATGTTGAGCCGCAGCAAGGTGGCGGTGGCGTTCGCCTTATACCTGGTTCCGTTTCTTGCCTCCTTTTCAGTGTCCGACTATCCCGATACCGAGTTTGTTTACTTCAAAGGGCTGCAGCCAACGTTGACACCTGGTGATGTCGTTGCTGTTGAAAGGGCAAGCCATGTTCGAAGCGGTGATTTTGTTCGATTTTTCAGCTCGGATGGACATAAAAATCTAGGATTTGTCGTCGCAGTCGACGTCGAATATTTGGGGATGGTCGGCGAATTCCCTGCGTATTGTGATCCAATATCCTGTTACCGCATGAATAGTATTTGTCCGCTTTCTCTTTCAAAAGTAGATAGAGGTGATGTTGTTAATATTGAAAAGAATAACGGGGCACTAGTAGTTACAAACTACAATATAAGCGCTCTGAACTTCAAAAGTGATCATGAAGTATTTAGCTACCTGGTCAGTGAAGACCGTCTCTCGGGAAAAGTTTTTGGTGCCGCGTCCAGATCTTCCTGGCTCTCCAAATTCGCGCCTGTCGAGAGTTTTTCCAAACTGAATTGTAAGGGTAGCTGAGAATATGGTTGCAAAAGTCGTAATAAATCAGTCAGCGAAGTACGTTGGGAAGAAGTTAGGTAAGTCCCCATTCGACGACCTTCCGAATTCTCACGAAATATATATAGAAAATATAGTAGATGAATTCGATGTCGACTATTACGATGCTGCGAAACTGTTTTTCTCTGACGAGAAAATGTGGAAAGGTTACTACACGGGAAAGCGAGTGTCCGGCTTTCACCCAAGCTGGGAGCGGACCTACGGCGAAACCAGACCCCCTGTTTTGACGCCTGAGCAAAAGGAATTCCTGGATAATTTGTCGAACAAGGATGCTTCCCGCGAGTCAAACATGTTCGACATTGATCGAAAAACCAGTTCGAACCCCTTCGTTAACAGGGCGCCGGATCTGAAGCGGCAATCTGAGCTACTGGAGAGCAATCCTCTGCAGGCTCGGCAGATGATCGTCGCGGCGGGTCGGGATCCGCGGCTGTTCGGGCTTTGAGAACGTTTTGAAAGGTGACTCCGGTTTGCCGGCAAGGCGCGTTGCGCAGGACGGCCTGGCTGGCCGTTCAAGCGGCGCAACGCAATCCGGCGATCCGGAACATGCCACCCAAACGCGGTTAGATCGGTTCCTGTTTGTTGAGGTTGGAATTATCCTCTCCGCCGGACGTGATCCGGAGATGTTCGGCTTCAGTAGCACTCTCGCTTAACCTTCCGACGCCGTTAAGCTAAGCAAACTGGTGCAGTCCTCACAAATCGAATTCTTCCGCCGACAGTTCGTTGTTCACTGACGAATATTTTTGTCACGTCGCGTTTAAGTGGTGCTGTCCTCGACTGCGCTAATTGAGCCGCTCCGAACGATTTCTGTCCTGTCAATCGAGGGATGAGATGTCCGGAAAGACCGCGGAATTCCTCCTTCCAACCGGAACGTCGCTTCTACCACTCCAAAAGTGGAGGGGGACTTTTCGGCAAAGTGCCTGCGGGCATGGCGACAAAGCGTGCGCCATCGGCAGCAGTCCGTTCGAGCCGGAAATATTGTCAAAATCAAAGGAAATTCAATGACGTCTCAGATTTCAGACATCGTCGTACCGCGCGTTTTCACCCCTTACATGGCGGAGAACAAGCCGGCGAAACTGATCCTTCTGGAAAAATCCGGCATCTTGGCCGCACCCGCGCCGGAAATCGCCAAGCGGTTCAAGGCCGGAGGCAACCAGATCGAGGTGCCCTACTGGGAGGATCTCGACGATGCCGAGCCGACCGTGATCGACGACAGCGACAACAAGATCAGTGCGGCCAAGATCACAGCCAGCGACATGAAAGCCTACAAGCACCGGCTGGCGAAGAAGTACGGCGCCAAGACCGTCGCGAGCTATGCGGCAACGGGCCGGGGCGACAGCGCCATGAATCGCGTCGCCGAGCGGATCGGCGCCTATTGGGGCCGCCGCAAGGAAGAGCGCATCATCGCAACGGCCGAAGGCGTGATTGCCGACAATGTCGCCAATGACGGCGGCGACATGGTCTATTCGATCTATTCCGATGTCGGCTCGCCGACGGCAGCGAATCGCATCAGTTACCAGGCCATCAACCGGGCGCGGCTCACCATGGGCGAAAACCTGGACGACCTGCGCGTGATTGCCATGCACAGTTTCGTTTACGGTACGCTGCTGGACGACGAAAAGATCGAATTCAAGAAGCCGTCCGAGGCCCCGTTCGAAGTGCCCTATTATGCCGGCATGATGGTGGTGCATTCGGAAATGATGCCGGTGGCGGCCGGTGCGAATTCGGACGAATATTCCTGCTTCCTGTTCGCACCGGGCGCCTTCATGCATATCGATGAAGTGCCGAACCGGTCGACGATCTACGGCAACGAGGGCACGGAAATCACCCGCGACCCGGATATCGGCGACGGCGGCGGTGCGGACTACCTGACCACGCGTCGGTTCGAACTGATCCACCCGGCCGGCATGGATTTCACCGCAAGTTCTCTTGCCAAAAGCCAGGGCGCCAGCCTGGCGGAACTGCGCAATGCGGCCAACTGGGACCGGAAGTACCAGCGCAAGAACGTCAAGTTTGCCTGCCTGAAGGTGAATATCTGACTTAGTCGGACAATCCACATCGATCGAACCAGGGGCGGCCTCGGCCGCCCCTTATTGTTTTCAACAAGGGTTCAGACATGGACGAGATCATCATGCGTCGCCTGCGGCATCTGCAGATGCTGGAAGAGAATCACGCGCGTGTTTTCGAGGAGCGCTCTGCCAAAGCCCGGGAAGGCGTCCAGCGGGCTACGGAAGAGATTGCCGATACGCTATCAGCCGACTGGAACCGGAAGCAGTGCGCCGCGAGGCACTTGGCAGCCCCAAAACCACTGCCGAGCGGTTGGCGAAACGAACACTGGAAAACACAGCAGGCGATGGCAGCCGATTATGCCGGCGTGCAGGCGGCGAACAAGGCGGAGTCCGTCAACGCTCTCGAAGCCTACGAAGAAACGCTGCTGCTTCCGCCGGCAGCCTAACCAAACGAAAGGCGTAATCCTTGTCCGGCACTGTTCACACTGCCGTCGAAATGGCGAACCTGGCGCTGTCGCATCTGAAAGAAGCGCCCATTCGCGATTTCGACTATTCCTCCGTCGCATCAAGATGGTTCCGCAATCACTATTCGGCGCATCGTGACGCTTATCTTGCCATGCACGACTGGGATTTCGCTACAGCACTCGTGCGGCTCCCGGCTGAGGTGGAAAAGCCACCTTTCCGCTGGACCTACCAGTACTTGAAGCCCGCGGACTGCCTGCGTGTGCCGCAGCAAAGCGTGAACGGTGCTCCCGGCGGGCGCCTGATTCCTTTCGAGGTTGCCGGTTCCCGCATCCTGACCGATCAGGCGCCACCCTTTCCCTTGCGCTACATCAGGAGAGTGGTGCGCGAAGCAGAGTTTCCGCCGCTGTTCGTCCATGGCTTTGCCCTGTTTCTGGCAGCGGGTTGTGCGCACCTGATTACAGGCAAGAACAGCCGTGCGGACGCCTTGAGAGAGGCGGCACTGGAAGCCTTCGACAGGGCAGGGACCTTTGACGCTGCCCAGGGAACGCCCCTTCCGATGATCGACCTGGACATTATCACCGACCGATGACCTATCACCTGCAAGCCACTTTCAGCCGCGGCGAACTCGACCCCGAGTTGATCTATCGATCCGATCTGGAACTGTTCCGATCGTCGCTGGCGGAATGCGAGAACTTCATCACGCTGAAACGCGGCGGCCTGCGCCGGCGCGGCGGCACCAGATTTGTCGGTGAATTGAAGGACAGTACTGCCGGGGGCTGGCTGATCCCGTTCGAGTTCGGCAACGGCCAGTCCTACATGCTGGAATTCGGCAACTATTGTTTCCGTGTCTTTACGAGCCTTGGCCGCGTCGGCACAGTCGAAGTGGCAACGCCCTATCCGGTCAGCGTCCTGAAAGACCTGAAATTCGTTCAGTCGACGGACACGCTGTTTCTTGCCGGCGGTGGGGTAGCACCGCAGGCGCTGAAGCGTCTGGGAGAGCAAGACTGGATCATCGAGCCGATTGCCTTCAGGGACGGCCCCTTCCTGGACGTGAATATCACGCCCACGAACCTGAAACCTTCCAGCACCGGAAATCCGGTGCCGGACATGACTTCCAATACGGCCCCCAGCGGCACGGTGAGTGCTTCAAACGGCAGTGCCAGCGCCTGGCAGGTCTTCAACAGGTCTGAAGGAAAGGCGGTGCTTTCGAGCAGTGCCAGCGGTTGGGTGCAATACGCGTTTCCGAGCCCTGTCGTCATCGACGGTTACATGCTGCAGGCACCCAGCGACAACAGCCAGAATGACGACATGCCCTGGCAGTGGAACATCGAAGCCTCCAACGACGGCTCGGCCTGGACCATTCTAGACACCCAGGACGGTCAGGATACCTGGGCGTCGAACGAATGGCGGCGGTACGAATTTCACAACAAGACAGCGTTTTCTCATTACCGTCTCAGTTTCACGCAAGGTGGGGGATCGGCCTCTGATAATTCGGCGATCGGACAGATTGTCTTCCATCAGGCCGGCGACGACCAGACGGCGTTCGACCTGACAGCTTCGGACACGGCCGGAATCAATGGCGGGCAGGGGTTCAAAACGACAGACGTCGGCCGGCAGATCCGCTTTCGCGGCTCGGACGGTTACTGGCGATGGTTCAAGATCATCAGCCGGACGTCTGCAACCGTGGTCAAGGTGCGCGTTTACGGCCAATCCCTGCCGGACACAAAGGCGCAAAGCCTGTGGCGGCTCGGAGCCTGGTCCAACGAGACCGGCTGGCCCGCCACGGTCGGTTGGCACAAGAGCCGGCTTGTCTTCGCCGGCACCAACGAAGAGCCGCAGAAGATCTGGGAAAGCCAGACTGAGGATTTCACCAATTTCTCCGTCTCTCATGTGCTGCAGGCCGCCGATGCAGTAACGGCCGGAATACTTTCCGGCCAGGTGAATCGCATCCAGTGGCTCGTGGACGATAACGACCTGATCGTCGGTACTTCGCGCGCCGTCCGTGCGGTAGGCAAGGCAACGGACCAAGACCCCTTTGGTCCTGAAAATGTGGATCAGCGGCCGGAAACGAATTTTGGCGCCAACAGCATCAGCCCGATCAAGGTTGGGTCGGTTCTGCTGTACTTTGGAGCCTACGGCACGGATATGCGCGAGATGGCTTATGACCTTGCAGCGGACGGGCGAGTTTCACAATCCGTCAGCGAATTCCAGTCGCACCTGTTCCGCGCCGGCATTTCCGGTGCCTGCTACCAGCAATACCCGGACAGCATATTGTGGCAATGGGACCGGAACGGCCGCGGCATCGGTTTCACCTATCAACGGCAGCAACAGATTTTTGGAATGCATCGCCACGATTTCGGCGGCGTCGTGGACTGCCTTGCCGATCTTACCGGCGAACGGGCCGACGAAATCTGGCTGATCGTCAAAAGGACCATCAATGGAGAGGTGAAACGGTACATAGAAATCATGCAGTCGCCCTTTTCAGGTGGTGCCGCAGAGGACGCCTGGCATCTCGACTGTGCGTCGAAATACGAGGGGCAAGCAGCGAACACAGTGACGGGTCTTGAATACCTCGAAGGGAAGGAGGTCGTTCTCTATGCGGACGGCACCGATTACCGGACCAAGGTTAACCAAGGAAGCGTCAGCCTTCCCAACGGCCAGACCGCTGAGAAGATCCTTGTCGGGCTGGATGTAACTGCCCGCGCCAAGACCTTGCCCTATCCAGTCTCCAGCCAGGACGGCGCCGCGACCGGGCGAAAAATGAAAATCGACAGTTGCCGCATCGCCGTTCTGGAAACAGGCACGCTGGAAGCCGGATCGGACGAAACTTATCTGGACGAATTGATCCATTACCGTGCGGGCGATGCGTCCGGTGAACCGGCGCCGTTGCGCACCGGAATACTGGACCGGACCATCGACACCAGGTGGGAGGATGGCGGCCAACTGACCCTGGCCGCCGCAGGCGGCAAACCTTCAACTATATTGGCCGTCAATTTCGGCCGGGATCTGGAGCCCTGACACATGTGCCACCCAGCTATAGTTGCAGCCGTCTCTGTCGCAGGATCCCTTGCGGGCGCGGCTGTGCAATCGAACGGCGTCCGCCAGCAGGCGGAGGCCAACGCAAGAGCGGAAGAACGGCGGGCGGAGCTTGCCGACCGCCAGAAAGAAGTCAACCAGACTCAGGCGTCCTTCGACCGGCGTCGTACCCTGGATCAGCTCCAGAAGGTTC